GGAAGCGTCTCACTCGCGAGATAGCACAAAGCACTGGTGAGAAGTTGATACGGTCTGGTGGAGGATCTCCACCACCCGTCAAGATAACCATGGCAAAGGCATCGAAGAAGAGGAAGGGAAAGTCTCGGGGAATGTCCTTCCTCAAGGGCAAGAAGAAGAGGAAGTGATTCATGGCTGTCGGCCTAGATCTTGAATTGAGTCCATCATCGATGTTCGCAAGGATGAAAACGCAAGTCATTGCCGAACTCATACAGAAGCCAAATGATACATTCTTCGTCATACCTTCGAAGGTATACTTCAAGGAAGCCATGAATGCCGTGGATAAGTCGAGGCTTCCCGCACAATACAAGAAGTATCTCTCCAATCTCCTCAAGTATACTAACGGAGACAAGATAGACCTCAAGGAGGCTTTTGCTGGCTCCAAGGACATAAACTTCAACGAGGTTCAGAAATACTTTGGTGAGATACTTGGACCACTGAACATAATAGCATCGACAAAGAACGCGGAAGAGGTGGTATTTCCTGTCCGGACAAACTATCAGTTGTTCGACTTCTTCGTGAAGAGCGGAGATTCATATGTCGGATACAGTTCCAAGGCTGGCGGAAGCACATCGAATACGCTAACTCCAACCGTGATATCCGAAAGAATAAAGAAAAGCAAGAAGAAGATATCCGACAAGGAAATGATCTTTGGTCGCGAGGTGATGATTGCTCTCGGAGAGGCAAGCATCGTGGATGGACTCGTAAAGGTCGTGGATCTCATGGTGAAGGCGAAGAAGTTCCCGCGTGGAATGGACAAAAAGATCGTTTCTTCGCTTTCCTCCGTCGATTGGGAGAGGCATGCCACCGTGATGCAGCAGAGAAGAACAGAATCCATATACAAGATGGGAATAAAGAATGCAAAGGACATAGACTACTTCATGTCTAACTATGTGCTTCCAAGAACCAAGTTGGATACCAAGATCAAGAATGCCTACATGACCGGAAAGAAGCAGTACACTGGAAACAATGTCGCATATGGACTTGGAATGCTCATAGTGGATGCCAACAAGGAAGGCACTCTTGACTGCTCTCCGTTTCTCAGGACTCTGTTCAATGATCTGAACCTAGTCAAGATGAACCTTACCTCAGCGGTTCCATCCTTCAGAGTGGTGAATCTCACGAACTACTCGGACGCAAAGTTTTTGTTCCGAAGCAAGTACCGATGGGATGTCATAAAGGATAAGTTGGGAATACAACTATAGATATTTGCATGGGACACCCTATGCACATCATCGCTGGCATCGACTACTCCCTCTGCGGTCCTTGCATCTGCGTTTTCGAAGGCGGTGCAAAGTTCTCATTCGATGACTGCTGCTTCTACTTTCTCACCGATACAAAGAAGTATGCGAAGTCATTTCTGGGAAATATACATGGCGAGATGTTCTCGGAGTGGAATCAGGACATGGAGAGATATCAGAGCATCGCTGATTGGGCGGTGGATGTTCTTCGCAATGTGAATCAGATTGCTCTTGAAGGATATGCATATTCAGCGACAGGAAAGGTGTTTCACATTGCCGAGAACACGGGAGTACTCAAGTACAAGTTGTTCCAAGAGCAGATTCCAGTGACGATCATTCCTCCGACCGAAGTGAAGAAATTCGGAAGCGGAAAGGGAAATGCAGACAAGCAGATGATGCATGATGCGTTTCTTAAGGAAACTGGAATAGACCTAAAGAAACTCATGATGCCCGACAAGAAAGATATCGGATCACCTGTATCCGATATCGTTGACTCCTACTACATCTGCAAGAAGATGCATCAGGATGTGCTTCTATCGTTGCTCTGAGGACTTTCCTCAAGTGGCAGAATCGGCTTTCTCTTTATGAACATTCCGACTACGACCATTGCCGTTGCTGTAGCCATTCCCGCTATCGTGACCCAGAAACCTATCGCTCGCATGATGTCTTTTGGCTCGACCAAAGAGACTTCCTCCACCTTCGCTGGTTCCTGTACGACCAATGGCGATGGTTCCTCGACTGGTTGAACCACGGTGTGTACTTCCTCCACTTTCGGTTTTACCACCGACTTCTGTGATGCACAGGCAACGAAAAGAATGCTCGACAAAAGTATTGCAGGTATCTTCATCATGTTTATCTCCTCACCACGGTTGCTCTCTTGCGCATAGACTTCGCCCTCTTGCGATTTGCCGCTGCCCTCTTCTTACGGGCCTTTCTTGCAGACTTCCTTGCAGTCCTTGAACGCTTTGCCTTCTCGGCACCACCCATCTTTACGCAAGCACGACCTCCGCGCTTTGCGAGTTTCATGCCAGATGGACACTTGAACACTATCTTCTTCTTTCCGCCACGAATCACGATCTTCCTCTTTGCTCCCTCTGCAAGCCTCTCAAGTTCCTCAGTGGGGATGAGAGCCATTGCATCGTCAACAGTGATGTCTTCCACGCCATACACGCAATAGTGCGTCTCCATGAGATTCGTGTTCCTGATGTCCAATGACAACTTCATCTGTTCCTCCTGCACGGATGTCCGTGCAAACCTTGGATTCTCGAAATTCTTTTTTGGGAATCCCTGTGGTCCTTGACGAACCAACTTTACCTGTGTTGCACTCTTTCCCTTGCCAAGCGTAGACACAAGACCTTCGTGTTCCTCTCCCTTGTGTGTGGAGATGTCGAACTGGTGCTCATGTTCTTTGAATTGGTCTAGCATATGATGAGTGGCTTGGTTTATATGATGGTGTGCCTTGAAGAGGGAATCGAAGTGATGGGCATGGGCATCGATATCGCCGTGAAGTTCTGCGAGTTTCTTTGCCCTGCCCTTCTCGCTCTTCGTCGTCCTTTCGACCCATTTTCTTGCATGCGCCTTCAATCCATCCACACTGCGCTCTCCTGTGGTCCTTGAAGCGGTATTGGAGTAGTTCCTCACCATCTCATGCATCTGCTTGTGTATTCCATCACCGCTTGCAAGCCTGCGGGAAAAGTCGTGAACTTCTGGAGTCAGATGCTCCTTTGCGGCTGCAAGGTGCTTGGTGATTGCCTCATCCCTCTGCTTCGACAAAGACAACTTGGTTTTCTTGTTGATCGAAAGATCGGGAGCATGAATTCCCTCTCCCTGCAACTGGCTCACATCGGGATGGCTTGTGATCTTCTTCATTATTTTTCATCCGACCCAAGGGAATACTCTGAATGTGCTGCAAGAGTCAGGTTCTTTCCCTTCTTGACCTTGTATGTGATCGTGTTTGGCTTTGCGGTTCCACCATCATCGCCGTGATGCACAAGGTCTGCCTGGAATGCACGACCTGGCTTGATGTTCATATTCTTTACATGACGAAGAAGGGGAACAAGATGCTTCACATAGTGTTCCTTGCCCGTCTTATGAATGTCATCTTCGCTTGTAAATGTGACATTCTCGTTTCCGTGCTTGGTTCGGACAAAATGCGTTCCATCATGATGGCGACCAGCGACTATGCTCATGCCCCCGTCTATCTTCAGAGAAGGCTCATGTCCTTTTGTCATCTTTCCCTTGAAACGGTTGTGCATGGCATCCATGTGCTTCAATGCCACATGAGGATCTCCATGATAGAGATAGTCCCCGACATGCTCAAGATGACCTGTGGTGGCCTTCTTGCTTTTCTTGAGTGCCATCTCCATGAGGTCGCTTGGCTTCTTCTTCTTTCTTCGCCAGACTCCCTTTCCAAAGGACTTCTGCCTGTACTTCGGAGAGACTGGCTCATTGTCTGAAACCATGGCAATACCAGGCTTGGATGCCGTGTTCTCATTGTCCTCAAGCATGAACTTGAGAACAGCCAGTTTCTCTTCGTCAAGGAGTGCCTCCTCCATTAGGGAGTTCATCTCTGCATTTAGGCTTTCCTCGACAAGCATTCGATATGTCTTCATATCCTCTCCAATTCCTTCAGAAGTTCCATATCAACCTGTATCGAATCAATGTTAACCTCTGGTATGCTCAAGGCAAGTAGATTCAGATATTGAAGATATGTCTTTAGATATTTATGGTATTTTTCTTCCATTCGAAAGAACAGGATTCTGTTCGCAGGAACCATTCCAAATACATTCGTTAATATTATGATGTGATTCAATATCAGCCTGTTTCTCTGCTGCAAGTCTCCGTCAAGGCGGTTGAGAAGCCTCTTGAGATACTTGATTCGATCAAGATCCTCGTAGAATTCCTCCAACGACTCACATTGAGGATTGTCATAATGTCTAAGCGAGAAGATCAGAAACTCCTCGTCACTGAGGATATCGTCCGTCATTTAGGGCTTCTGTGTGATGTATATCTCTCCATCAAGCGAGAACAGACCACCAGGAACAGCGATCTTCCTGATCTTGATCTGTGCATGGACCTTTGAACGGAGGAATAGTTCATCGTCAACGACATAATCTCCGGTAAGAGGATTGTCGCTTGGACCATTTCCATACTGATAGACTTGATATGTACCTGATTCACCATCATAATTCTGAATGCTCAGACCAATGGTGTTCAACTGAAGGTTGAGGCGGTTGATTGCGTCCATGGGACTTGCATGGTCACCATTGAGAAATCGCTTGATAAAACTATTGACCAAATGTAGGTTCTCTGGCTTCTCAATGTAGAACAGGGACTGGTTGTGGTCCAGTGCCGACCTGTGGCCGCTGAAGTGCTTGGACTCCTGTACAAGTTCCCTCAGCGTGGCATTGCGTATCTTGTTGAGATTCTTCTCGGCGGTTTCGGCAAGAGCATCTCTTCTTGTGAATGGATTCATTTAAATCTCCCTGATTCTTAAAGTTGCAGAAGTATTTATACAAAGAAAGCGGCTTGATAGCCGCCTTCAATGTGCCTAAGAGAATCTTCTATCTCTCACTTGTTCCATGGCAACTTGGTCTTGATCCAGTTCCATAGTGGTGCTCCGAGGAATGCTCCTGCAACGAATGCAACAACAACCCATCCGAATCCACCAAAAAAGTCCTTTACTGCTTCCATGTGGTTTTCTCCTTATGTTAGAAACCGTGAATATGTATATGAGATTTGGCTTACGATTTCCTAAAGTGCTTTCCTACATAAATAGAAGCAGGAGAATCGCATATGAGTTTCTATTCACAAGCATTCAATATACCGGCTGGTACTAC